ATAGGCAAGTGGATATTGCCACAGCCTGATATAAAGAAAAAAAAGTATATAGATATTCCAAAGCTTGGGCGTACAGTGCCTTTTGGTTATAAGCTTAGTGAAGAAGAAGATGGGTGGCTTACACCAATACCTTCTGAGTTAGAAGCATTAGAAAAGGCTAAGAAGTATTTAAAGCAATACAGTTTAACGAAAGTGGCAGCTTGGCTTTCAACAGCAACTGGTAGATATATTGGCCCATCCTCTTTGGAAGTTAGAATAAAGAATGAACAGTCCCAAAAAAGAAGATCTACAACATATCGTCTCCTCGCCAACAGGTACAAAGAAGCCCTTGAGAAAGCGGAGAAGTACGAAAGAAGAGTTGGCTGCACAGAAGACAGCTACTTCGCAACAGAACACTACAGAGAAATTAGAGATAGTTTCTACAAAACTGAAAAGTGAAGAAGAATATCAGAATGTAATTTTTAAACCTAATGCAGGGCCACAGTCTGTTTTCTTGGCTTCAGCAGAAAGGGAAGTGTTATATGGAGGGGCTGCTGGTGGTGGTAAAAGTTATGCCATGTTAGCAGACCCTCTTAGATATTTTGGGCATCCACAATTTTCAGGACTATTGTTACGCCACACCACTGAGGAACTTAGGGAACTTATTTGGAAAAGCCAAGAGATATATCCCAAAATCTATCCCAATATTAAGTGGAGTGAGAGAAAGATGCAATGGCAAGCTCCTAGTGGAGCTAGGCTTTGGATGTCTTACCTTGATAGAGATGAAGACGTACTAAGATATCAGGGTTTGGCGTTTAGCTGGATTGGTTTTGATGAGTTGACGCAGTGGCATACGCCATTTCCGTGGAACTATATGCGTTCTCGCTTGCGTACAGCAGCGTCAGACCTACCAATCTTCATGAGAGCTACAACAAATCCGGGTGGTCCGGGCCATGCTTGGGTGAAGAAGATGTTTATTGACCCTTCTCCTGCTGGTAAAGCGTTTGATGCGACAGATATTGAGAGCAGTACCACCTTGGTGTATCCCAAAGGACACAGCAAAGAGGGACAACCACTGTTTAAGCGTAGGTTTATCCCTGCTATGTTGACGGATAACCCCTATTTGATGCAGACAGGTGACTATGAGACTATGTTGTTGTCTCTTCCTGAGCATCAAAGGAAGCAATTGCTTGAGGGAAACTGGGATATTGCTGAAGGTGCAGCCTTCACTGAGTTTAATAGGCAGATACATGTAGTGGAACCGTTCCACATACCAAGCAATTGGACTAAATTTAGGGCGTGTGACTATGGATACGGAAGTTATAGTGCTGTGGTGTGGTTTGCTGTGTCTCCAAGTGAACAATTGGTTATCTATCGTGAGCTATATGTTAGCAAGGTACTTGCCAAAGACCTCGCTCGCATGGTCATGAGGGCTGAAGAGAACGATGGACCTATAAGATATGGTGTATTGGACAGTAGTTGCTGGCATAAGAGGGGTGATACAGGCCCATCGCTGGCAGAACAGATGATTGCAGAGGGTTGTAGGTGGAGGCCAGCGGATAGAAGTGCTGGAAGTAGGGTGTCTGGTAAGAATGAGCTGCATCGAAGGCTACAACTTGACCCCTTTACAGAACAACCAAGACTAGTTATAACAAGCAACTGTGTGAATACGATTGCTCAGCTACCCATCATACCTTTGGACAAGAGAAACCCAGAGGATATTGATACTAAGGCTGAAGATCACTTATATGATGCTATTCGTTATGGTGTGATGAGCAGACCTAGAAGTAGTTTGTTCGATTACAATCCATTAAATTCTGCTGGCTCTGGGATGAAGATGGCAGACCCCACATTTGGGTATTAAAGGGTATTTATGGCGACAAACAATTTCACGGATGATAAGTCCATTGGTTTAGAAGACAAAAAGAATGGAGAAGCTACACCATTCACTGGTGATAGTCTATTAGTCTTCCTAAACGATAGGTATACCAAGTCTGAAGAGAGCCGTAGACAGGACGAACAGCGTTGGTTGAAAGCCTATCGCAACTATCGTGGCATCTATGGACCTGATGTTAAATTCACTGAGACAGAGAAGAGCCGTGTATTCATTAAGGTGACAAAGACCAAGGTGCTTGCAGCATATGGTCAAATCACTGATGTGTTATTTTCTAATAACAAGTTTCCCCTTAGTGTTGACCCCACTGTCTTACCTGATGGTGTAGTAGATACAGTACATTTTGATTCTAAAGCACCAGAAGGTGCAGAACCTGAGATGATTTCTCCCTTTGGTTACAAAGGAGATGGTAAAGATCTAGCACCGGGTGCTACACTTTCTTCTTTGATGGATAAGCTTGGTCCTTTGAAGAATCAACTTAAAGATCAAGAAGGATTGAAAGAAGGTCCGGGTGTTACGCCTTCTTCTTTAACATTCCATCCTGCAATGGTTGCAGCTAAGAAGATGGAAAAGAAGATACATGACCAGTTGGATGAGAGTGGTGCTAATAAGCACCTGCGTTCCACTGCCTTTGAGATGGCTCTGTTTGGTACAGGCATCATGAAGGGTCCATTTGCTAAGACCAAGGAATATCCAAGCTGGGATGAAGAAGGTACTTACAAGCCTGAGATGAAGACAGTACCAGAGACATCACATGTGTCTATCTGGAACTTCTATCCTGATCCTGATGCTACTAACATGGAAGAAGTTCAATATATTATTGAGCGTCATAAGCTGAGTGGTACACAGCTAAGGGCTTTGAAGAATCGTCCCTTCTTTAGAGCCAATGTCATCGAAGAAGTCATTGAGATGGGAGCCACCTATACTAAGAAGTATTGGGAAGATGACTTGAGAGACTATGCTCCCAATTTGGGACTAGATAGATTTGAAGTGTTGGAATATTGGGGCAATGTTGACATTGACATGCTTAAAGAAAACGACATTGTTATTCCTGATGCTTTGTTGGAAGCAAAGGAGTTACAGGCCAATGTATGGTTCTGTAATAATAAAGTGATTCGTTTAGTATTGAATCCGTTTAAGCCAGCCAACATTCCATACTACGCTGCTCCTTGCGAATTAAACCCCTACTCTCTATTTGGCATTGGTGTTGCCGAAAACATGGACGACACCCAGACCCTCATGAATGGTTTTATGCGTATGGCAGTGGACAATGCGGTGTTGTCTGGCAACCTTGTATTCGAGGTGGATGAAACCAACCTCGTTCCCGGACAGGACATGACTGTCTATCCCGGTAAAGTGTTTAGGCGACAGGGTGGTGCTCCCGGTCAAAGCTTGTTTGGAACTAAGTTTCCTAACGTAGCTGCTGAGAACTTACAACTGTTTGACAAAGCACGACAGCTTGCTGATGAGTCAACAGGTATGCCTTCCTTTGCACATGGACAAACAGGTGTGAGTGGTGTAGGTAGAACAGCCTCTGGCATTTCTATGTTGATGAATGCTGCATCTGGCAGTGTTAAAACCATCATCAAGAATGTGGATGATTATTTGTTAGCTCCTTTGGGCAAGGCTTTCTTTAGCTTTAACATGCAGTTTGATTTTGATCAAAGCATTAAAGGTGACTTAGAAGTTACCGCTAGAGGTACAGAGAGCTTGATGGCTAATGAGGTGAGGAGCCAACGCTTGATGCAGTTCTTGCAGATTGCTAGCTCTCCAGCATTGATGCCGTTTGCTAAGTTTCCCTACATCATTCGTGAGATTGCTAAGAGCATGGACCTTGATCCAGACAAGGTGACTAACAATATGGATGAGGCAATGCGTCAAGCTTTGCTGATGCAACAAGCTACGGCTCCTGCTCCAGCAGAAGGTGCTCCTCCTGTTGCTGGTCCTGAAGGTGGCCCACCCCCAGTATCTGATATGACTGGTGGTGGTGGTGGAAATATTGGTATTGGTGCAGCACCAGTGCCGGGTGAACAAGGATTTGCTGGTAATGTCCAAGCTGTACCTCCCCAAGCTTAAAGGCTTTGTAAACACTAACGCTACATGGGAAGCGTTCTTAGAACTACTTGATGCTGAGATTGCTCAGCAGCATAAGAACTTAGAACAAGCTACTGATGTTCGTGAGATTGGAAAGGCTCAAGGAGCTGTTGCTGCTTTACGCAGATTAAGTTATCTTAAGGATGAAGTTAATGTACACAAATAATATGTTTGTTGATGGGAGTACATGATGGGACTGGCATCACAAGTAGCAAAAGCTGGAGCAAAGAAAGCAGGTAAATCATCTTCTTTAATAACAGACTTAGCCAAAGCCAAGTCTGCTTCCAAAGCTAAGGAGATAACTCCAGAAGATATTACTGAGTATATTAAGACAACGCTTATACCAAAAAAAGAAAGCGATCAAAACTTTAAGTCTAAGTTTAAAGACACTACAGTTGTAGATGAAAAGAACAAACCCCGTGTGATGTATCACGGAAGAAACAAAGACTTTGAAAGTTTTGATACTGGTAATGTTAAAACAGATACACAAGAAATTGGAACACACATAGGCACTGCAGATCAAGCTAATGAGTTTGCTACTAGAGAAGGTGGTAATGTTGTACCTACATATTTAGATGTAAAGAACCCATTGAGATTAAATGATTATGGTGCTTTTCATAGTGGTGAAGTATTAGAGCAGTTGAGATCAACAGGAAAGTTTGATGAAAACCTTCTTGATGAAATAGAAGATATACCTTCTATTGTTGAAAGAAATAAAGCTGTTGTTGATTTAATTAAAAGTGATGGCTATGACGGAATTGTTTATCTCAATAAGAGAGAAGGTCTTAATCTAAAAGGCACAGAGAAACAGAAATCTGAAAAGATTGATGAACTTCAAGACTATGATGACGAAACGCTAATGAAAAAGTATGGAGCTAAAGACTCCTACATAATTTTTGATCCTGCTCAAGCAAAATCTATTTTTAATAAAGGATCTTGGAGTGGGTCAGATGATAGACTTAATTACAATAAAGGTGGCACTGTGAAAGATATGAATACACTATTTGCTGAAGGTGGCATGAATGATCAAGGTGGCACAGTAGATCCTGTGTCAGGTAATGATGTTCCTCCGGGTTCTTTACAGAATGAAGTGAGAGATGACATCTCTGCTAAGCTTAGCGAAGGTGAGTTTGTTGTCCCTGCTGATGTTGTTAGATACATTGGTCTTGAACGATTGATGAAGCTTCGTGATGAAGCTAAAGCAGGTCTTTCTCGTATGAATGAGATTGGTCAGATGGGTAATGCTGAGGAAGTGGCTAATCCAGAAGCTCTTCATAATAGTGAGGATGATGGTGGCTTTACTTCTGAAGTTGATGACATCATGCAAGAAGTGGATATGGATAGTAGAGGAGAAAAGAGATTTGGTTCTGGTGGTTTTGCTGATGCTGGAGTTGACTTACTAGCTAAATACAACATCCCTAAAACTTCTATTACCAATCCAGCTTTAGATGTTAGAGCTTATAAGAATGCTGAAGGTAGAGTTATGTACATCACCTTCTTCAACGATAAGCCTTCTATAGCTATTCCTGCTGGATATGAGTTTGCTGGTACAGCCAATCAATTCTTAGCTGAGGTTAAGAAGACAACAGACGATACAAAGAAAGATACCACTGTCACAGCAACAGAAACAATTCAAGGCGGTGATGGTGTTAGTGTAGGTGGTGGTCCTTCTGTAGGCACAGGTTCTGGTGTTGGTGGTCCTTCCGGTACATCCGTTGGTAACTCTGCAATTGGTATTGCCATTGGAGCCGTTGCCAATGCTGTTTCAAATGCGTTAGGTCTTTCTAGTACTCCAAATGATGCTATTGCTGTTTCAGATGCTGTAACTACAACAGGGGTTTCTACTTCCGCTAATGCAGCAGGTCTTGCAGCTAATGCTGCTGCTCTTTCAGCCGATGATGCTTCTATCTCTGAAGGTGTTACTGGAGGTGTTTCATCAAACGGTGCTCCCGGTACAGTTGGCTCTACTGCAGCCACTGCTGCTGCTGATAATAGTGGTAACACTAATAGTAATGATGGTGGTGATGGAGGTAGTAGTGGTGGTGGTGCTACAGGTGGTGGTGGTGGTGGAGCTATGGCTAAAGGTGGTTTAGTTGCTAAGCGTACAAAGAAACAAACACTTGCTCAAAAAAGAGGCATTGCTTCTAAAAGATAATACTATATAATCAGCATACTCAAGCCAGAGGTGGGCTGGTGAGTATCAACAATTTCCCACCATATGGCTACCTATCTCCCTGCAATGCAGCTACAGTTAGCCCCAACTTAAAGGTATGTTATGACAGAAGCAGTAGTAAATCAGAATCAACAAGCTCAGGCTTTCTCTCCCTTTGGTAAGCGTAATGCTAACAAGGATAAGATTGAACAAGAAGAGGCTGAGTTGAAGCAGTGGGCTGAAGATAAGAACAGCCCACAGGAAGCACAAGAACCAGAGGATAGTTCTTTAAGCGCAGAAGAGAAAAGCTTTAAGAAGCGTTATGGTGATCTGCGTAGACATTCTCAGCAACAGCAAGTAGGACTGCAGAAACAGATTGATGAGCTTCGCTCTCAGTTACAGCAAAGCACAGAGAAACAAATCAAGCTTCCTAAGAGTGAAGAAGAATTGAATGAGTGGGCTGCTCAATATCCTGATGTTGCAAAGATTGTTGAAACCATTGCAATTAAAAAGGCTAAGGAACAGACCCAAGCCTTGGATGAGAGATTCAAACAGCTTGATGAGCGTGAGCATCAAACATCTAAGGATAAGGCAGAAGCTGAATTGATGCGTTTGCATCCAGACTTTGATGCCATTCGTGATGATGATGAGTTCCATACTTGGGTTGATGAACAACCTAAGTGGGTACAAGATGCTTTGTATGATAATGAGAGTGATGCTAAGGCTGCTGCCCGTGCCATCGATCTTTACAAAGCTGATAAAGGAATTAAGGCTAAGAAGCCTACTACAGATAAGGGTGCTGCTGAGAGCGTTAACACCCGTAGTAGTCGTTCTGCGCCTACAGGTGAAAGCACAGATGGTGTCTTTTATGAGTCACAGGTAAGTAAAATGTCTACCTTTGAATATGAAAAGAACCAAGAAGCTATTGCTAAAGCATTACAATCAGGTAAGTTTGTATACGATGTTAGCGGAAGTGCTAGATAAGTATTGACAAACCTGAAACAACTGGTATAACTTTAATAGAGCGAAAAGGGTAGCTCCCCTGACTGTGCTAACTCACAGCCTAGCTCTTTATATCTAGTTAGGGATTGTTATGGAAAATTGTAAGACTTGTTGTGTCTGCGGAATATCTAAACTATATTCTGATTTTTACAATAGAAGAAATGATTGTAAAAAATGTGTAATAGACAGGTCAGCTAGAAATAATATTTCTTATGTACCTTTACATGAAAGAGATATTATTTCTAGGTTTAAGAATCTTTGCACTAAAGCTAAAGGTAGAACAAAAGAATTTAATCTTGTAGGTCTTGACTTATTAGATCTATGGGATAAACAAGATGGTCGATGTGCTTATACTAAATTGCCGCTGCTTGCTACAGCCAACCAATTTAATACAGTAAGTCTCGACAGAGTAGATAGCAGTAAAGGTTATGTTGTTGGTAACATTCAACTAGTCTGTGCAGCTATCAATAAGATGAAGCAAGAGTACACTGAAGAGATGTTTCTTTTGTTTTGTCTGCTAGTAACGCAAAACAATAAACTGTCAGAATTACCTGAAAGTTTGTTAGCCCGTTATGTTCCACTAGGCATGGTGGATAAATAATGTACCTAACAAATTCAGCCTCTGTAGTAATGTTGAGCGTATTTAATTATATGCCTAACACATATCTAGGAGGATATTAATATGGCCTTTCCAAAAGCCGTTGGCTATGGTAACCTGCCGAATGGAAACTTCAGTCCGGTTATCTATTCAAAGCAAGTACAACTTGCATTCCGTAAAGCGTCTACTGTTGAAGACATCACCAATAATGATTACTTTGGTGAAATCGCAAACATGGGCGACAGTGTCAAAATCATTAAAGAACCTGAAGTGTCTGTTCAAAGCTACGCCC